TTCAGTTGTGATATTAATGTTGTATCTGTTATTTTTGTATCTGTTGGAGTTACGACATAATATACTTTTGCTCCTGTTGATAATTTTCCAGTTGTACTTATATATGATGTTGTAATTGTTTCTCCATTATAAGATGTTATTTTATTTATTTCCTTATGCAAATACCATATACTTCCGCTTTTATAAAAATAATCTTGATAATCACCTATTTTGCATAGCTCTAGTGAACCTAAACTAATTGGAAAATCTTGTTGTGTGTTAAACTCAAATTCTTGTGCCTCATTTTTATTTATCCATAATTTAAATTCAAATAATGCCCGATAACTATTACCCCAAATTCTACTTGACAATATTCCATCTTCTGTTGGAATATAATTTCTAGTGTATTTTTTGTTTTTAGTATATGTAGCAAGATGAGTAAAAGAAGATATTTCTTTTCCATTAAAGGAAAACATTAATGATGTATCAACTGTTGGTATAATATTAAATTCTATACTTATTATATATTTTGTCCCAGCTTTTAGTTGTAAAGCATTGTTCAAAAAAATACCGTCATAATAAGTTGCTAATTTATAGCCAAAATCAGTTTTTATTACATTTTTTAATTTATATAAATTTGAATTGTCTAAATATATTGCATTATTACCAGTTACTACTTCTATATCTTGTGGGTAATCTGGGTTAGGGCTTGCAGTACCTCCAACATAAGGCTCATAATCAGTTGCATTTGAGCCCTCTTCAAGCTGAATATTATATATCATAAAATTTGTGCAAGTCATAAATTGTCCATACAAGCAAACACCAAAATATCCTTTATCATCTGTTGTAAATGTTGTTGTATATTTATTATTTGAATTTTTATCAGAAATTAAAAGAGATTTATTGGAATATAACATAATAAAGGCGTTTGTATTTTCTTTTTTTGTGTAATTGCCATTTGCAACAAAAGAAAGTGTATATGTAGTATTAGGTTTTAGTTGAAGGTCTTTTCCGTTATTAGCCCATTGCCCTACTGCTCCTGTAATTAAATTAATTGTTCCACCTTGTATGTCTTCATTCGTTCTATTATATACAATTATTTCATTATGTATTTTCCAATTTACATTATTGTCGAAAACATTATAATCACCTTTAATTAATGGAAGTAAATTTTTTCCACTATATTGTTGTTGACTTGTATTTCCTTTTAAAATTATATCACTTAATGGTGCATTTGCTGTATTTGTCAAGGTTAAACTTGTATCCTCTCCACTAATTTTGGGTAAAGCATTTGTTATACCTTTTAATCGTGAATTTTCAGTTTGTAATGCTGTTATTTCTTCTTTAATTTTGGATATATCTGTAGTATTTGCATCTTCTCCATTTGTTACTGTAAATGTTGTTGTATTTCCATTTGTGTATGTTATTGTGTATGTATCAACTAAGCCACTTGTTGCAGTTTTTGTTATGCTTTGTATTCCATTTCCTGTTGCTCCAGTCTGTCCTGGGTCTCCGCTTTTGTCCGCTGGTCTCCTTTATCTCCTTTGACTAACGTAAAATTAAGTACAGGATTTTCGTTTGTTCCTGTTCTTGTTACATTAAAAGAACTTCCTTGTGTTACTGTTCCTATTTGAATATTTGGTGTCAAGCCCGTCTCGCCACGAATACCAGTAGCTCCTGAAAAGTCTGTAATAAATATCCATTGACTTTCTCCTCTTGTATATAATTTTGCATTGTCTTCTAGTTCTACGGTACTTGCTATCATTACATAATCGCCTAGTTGCATATTATTAAAATCTGCATTCATTTCTGCTACACTTGAATAGGTTTTCTTTATTGTAAAAGGTTCGCCTTGTTCGCCACGTTGTCCTTGAACTCCTTGTAAATCAACAAAAGTATATTCAGATTGTTCTGCTGTTTTTATTCCTAAAGATGTACCTTGCCACATAAATTGTAAATCTACTCCATCGTCTACGTGTACCGTTTTTACTGTGCCATCCTTTTTAGTTAAGGTAATAGTTGTTGTTTGTCCAACTTTTTCTGCGTCTAAATCTAAATTTTCTGTTTCTTGAATTGCTGTGTGTATGTTGTCTATTGCAGTATCAACTTCTTCTAGTTTTCCATCTATTTCAGTTTCAAGATTATTTACTTTTGTAATTTCTTCTTCAAGTAAATTAATAACTGTATTTACTCTTCCTATTTCTTCATCTGTAATTTCGTCTGAAGCATCTACATTGTGATAAAATTTTAATGTTTTTGTTTGACTTCTAAAGTCAACATCTCCTTTTGTTAGCCATATATAAAAGTCTACTTGTTTATACTTTGTTATGGCTTTTTTGATTAAATACTCATCATTTACTATTAAATCCCATACAATACCATTAGGTGTTACAAATACTATTTTTTTATTAAAATCTTCATATTGTTCTGGTACTTTTAATATGATTTTTTCGGCATCATTTTCATTTTGTGTATTTTGTGCATTAATCATAATGAGTTCTCTGTTTTGTTTTGCGAATAATTTCATACTTTGCTATTCTCCTTTCTCTTTATTTTATACACATATTATACCATAGTTTTTAAAATCTGTAAATTAAACAAAAAAGGCTATTTCAAGCCTTTTTCATCTAAATATAATTTTACTATTCTATTGATAGAGTCATTACTTAATGCAACTAATTCGCACATATCTTCATAATCAAATATTTCATCTCCATTTTGATTAGTATGTCCATTTTCATACAACCAAACGTGCATTAATTCGTGTTTTAAAGTTAACAACATATCTTTAAAATTTCCTTTTTCAATATATATTGTTTTTTCTTCATAATGTGATCTTCCAACATAATTTTCTTTTCCTGTTATTTTATCCACGTCATAAATAGTATATATGTGCTTATTTATAACAAATTGGCATATTTCTTCCATTTTATTTCTCAACCAATTGTTTTATATAACTATAGTTTTCTTTTTCCTTTTGAGCTATTTTCATAAGCATATTTTTATCTTGCTGATTAGTTGCCATTTCAGATATATCTTCTAATTTTCTGTATTGTTCTCTCATATCTTCCATAGTCATTTCTAGCTCTTCATAATAGTCTCCACCTCTATAGTTTCTATAGTTGTAATAGTCTCTATTATTTATTTTGCCACCACGTCTGTCATAATCTCTAGTTCTATAATCATCTCTATAATTATCTCTGTAACTTCTATTGTCATAATTCATAGAACTATGTTCCATTTCATCATATCTGTCATCATAATCTCTGTAATTTCTATAATCTGAATCTCTATAATCTCTATAGTTTCTATAATCTTTGTAATCTCTATTGTTAGTGTCCATTTCGTTCATAATTAATTCTCCTTTCTTTTACATAAAATAGTCAAATACTTTATTAGGCTTTGCGTCCTCATCTTTTATAAAATCTCTAGTTAAACAAACATAAAATTCTACTTCTTCTTCTGGATTTTTTGTAAATCTTTCAGCCGTGTCTCTACTATCATTAAAATTTCGATTTAATACTGTAAAAAAATCTATTGGACTAATATCATTCATTCCAAATTGTTCTTGTATTTTTTTGCTTTCTTCTAAAGACCATCTTTTACCAAAAGGACGCATATTATTTACTATTTCTTCAGCCATTGATTTATTAAGATGATTTCCATAAACCATTTTGTAAAGTTTCATTTCCATTTCTTTATAGTATTCTTTGTCATAATCTTTGATAATTTCCATTGTATCTTCTAATAATTCTGATAATGTCTGCATATCTTCTATTTTACCATTATCAACTATTTTCTCAATAAATTCTTCTATATCCATCAGCTTTCTCCTTTCAAAGCTTCTATAATTTGTTTGTTTTGCTTGATTATTGTGTTTAATAAATCATCTTGATGCTCCAAGTACTTCATTAAATCTGTATTGTTAAAATCCTCTATTAATATTAAAAAGCTAAATATTTGTAACCAATTTGAAAAGTTTTCTAGGTTATTCATCAAGCGAGCCTCTCAATTGCAAAATCAGCATTTTTAACAATAGGAATTTGTGTATCTGTTATTACAGGTGTTCCTGTTCCACTAAATGTTGTTGTTGGCAATGAAGTTATTGCTAGATTTACAGTACCTTTATTGCATAC